GTAAACATCTTCGACAAAGCCATTGCAAATGCAATAGTCTGAATAATTATCGTCACAATCACCCCTTGCTCCATCTCTTACTTTTTAGCGTCACTTGCAAAAATGCCCACTAAAAGCATTCCAAGACCAGCTAAGACCATTTTCCAATCATTAGCCATTGCACCTTCCCAAATCATAGGTAGTCCAGCTACCGCACCGAAAAGGCTTGTCTTTACATTTTCCATCATTTGTTTCATATTATTGATTTTTATATTGCTATATATGCCGCCACGACACTTGTGCCATTAAGCGATGAACCTAAATTGATTACTGGACCAGCACTAACAGTATAATTATAATACCATTTGCCTCCATATCCAACCGCCACAAGTTTATGAGTAGAAGTGCTACGAGCAGTTATTGTACCACTTGCAACAGTATAAGTATCAACAACTGTAAGTTCAGTAAAAGTTCCAGTGACTTGTAGTGTAAAGTTATAAGTAGGTGTTCCTGAGTAGCTTGACTCAAGTGACAAACTTTGCAGTATGCAAGAAAACTTATACAATTTATAATTATTTTGCGGATCTATCAAATCTAAATATCCAACATACGATGTATCGGTAGCCTCAATGAAGCTATCAAAAAAGGTAATTGGTTGCATATTTGATTGGACAATTTTGACAAGACCAGACCCATTAATGGTAGCAGTTTGCCTACCATTTATATATTCCCTATAATTTGTATTTGTTTTTGGTGCAAGTTCAATTAAATCCTTTGTTATAGATATACTTGAACTACTTGCACAAGCAAATGGATATACGTTACCACTACCATCAGTAATGGCTAAAACAAGACCTTCCGTTTTTACTATATCTGCCATTATTTATATATATAATCTTTTAAATATGTTGGATAGTCTGTCTCATTCTCAAAATCTCTATCTTGGTCATAAATCTCTTGCAGTGTAGCACTCCAAGTAGAATTAGCAAAGTCTATTTCTTTAAGATTTGATATAACATAAGTTTTATTAGGGTCATCATCTACAAACTTAATTGTATTAATTAATCCAATAAGTTTATCAGTCCCACCATCATCCCATTTTAAACCAAAGAAATTAGCATCTATCTTATTTCTAAAAAATCTATTTTGCTCCCATTGAGCAATTAGATTCTGCTTTTTAAAGCTAAACTCTTCTGTATTATATCTATAACGATACCAGGTTGGGTCAGTAAGTTCTCCAGCGCTATCATACAATGAACCCATAAATTTTGGGTTAGGCATATCTGCCAAATAAATTGTATCATAAAAGTTAGCTCTAATATCCTCAGGCTTGGTAAATCTATCTAAATCACCAGCAATATTTAAAGTAGTCAACCCATTTAAGGATGCTTGTAACCTTAGTTGCAACTGTGAGAAGTTGTTACTATAACTTGCATTAACTGAATTATGCAATAGTATTCTTACTATACCATTAGCTGGTATAGGCTTAGATAATGCACTTATTTCATAATATCCGTTTTCGTTTGTTGCAGTTTCGGGAGGTGTAAACTTTATATAAGGGATATTTGTAGGCGCCCAAGAATCCCAAGTTGATGGTGCAATCTTCCAAACACCATTGCTTTCCATACCAGCTCTAAACTGAGGTGATGCATCTGCCTTAAATAATACTTGAGCTACATTAAATGTTGGTGTTGGGGCAATTAAAATACCAGTCTCATTCCATCTCCATAAAAATGATATGTCTAATACATCACCTTTAGTAACTTTAATGTCGCAACTTTGCAACCAGTCAGCACCAGATGTCGTACCAGTTGTCTCATAAGGTAAATAAGCAAAGCTATCTATAACATTACCAAAAGCATCTAATTTATCTTTTCTATAATATGATGCAGTTATGGGTGTTGGACTTTCTCTCAATCCTTTATATGCATTCCAATCAAGTATGCTATATGTTTTAGTTGTTGATGTACTTGATAATAAAGAACCTCTTTTAAAATTCTCATTACAAAGTAACTCAGATGGGTAGTCATAATTTATATTAATCTGATCTACCTTTGTAGGTCTTTTTATAAACCTCAACATTGTAGGAGCAATAGGCTTTACAGACTCATTTACACCTACATTTATATCAAATCTTTTTGTATAAATATCCCAAGGTACTGGGAATTGCAAGAATTTATATTGGAATAGTCTTAAATTATCTGTATCTGGTATATAATATTCTTCAATCCTTACTATGTACCAAGCGTTGTTATATTGAAATAATGTTTGTGAAAAAGCCCTATTAATTCTTTCAAGAACACTATATTCATCTAAATACTCTCCATCACCTATTGAGAATGTTCTCGGGTCAACGTAAACTTGGTCAAGTGATGGGTAAGTATCATCCATATAAGTATTAAATAAATTATTTAATATCCATAATGTTTGATATTTAGCACTACCTACTTGTACTAAGTCCTTAACACAATAACGAATATAATTAGTAATATATTCGATAGATGATATTTCTAAACCATCATCATCAGTCAATGGTATAGTTTTTAAAGAACCTAAGTTTTCACTTGCTCTTAATGTTATAATATGCTTAGTATCTTCCCAAAATTCTTGAAACTCATCTTGTAATAAATACCCACTCCAATAAACATTTGGACCAAGTTCACCACCATAATAAAATTTTACTAAACAGTAAACATCATTATTTCCTAAAAAGTCATCTATTGATACAGTTGTCTCAGATATAAAATTTATTTCTGCTTGTTGTGGTCTTAGTGGCTTGTATATATCTTCATCAGTATTAAATTCTCTAAGTATAAATGGTCTACTTGCTGGGTTTAATTGTATAATATCACCAGAATAGCCGTCAAAAGACATTTGCACTTTACACAAATCTCCTTCTTTGCTATAAAATTTAATCTCATATTTAGTATTATACGCCATTAACCTATTCTATTAATTTCTTGATTACCTCTATTCAATATTCCAACTAATTCAGTGCCTCTAATTACAAAATTAACTGTACCACCTGGATTTGTAAAAGGGGATGGTCTTATATTATCAAACCTTGACCTTTGCCTTAAAGATGGCAAAAGACCACCAATATTTGATAAAAATGAACCACCTTGACTAAAAGCACCAGCTATTGGTCCTCCAGCTAATCCAGCCAATATTTCAATAATTTTAGTTGCGGCTATTTGTGCAACAAGTCTTTTTAAATTTGATAATACTATTTTACCAAATTCAGCAAATGATATTCTTCCAGTATTTAAAAACTTTTCAAATGCGCTTGACAATGGATTAAAAAATACATTATCTATTGTTTCTTTAGCTAAAGCAAATGATGCAAGTATTTGTTGTTGGTCAATAAATTGTTGATTAATATTTATTTTTGGAATCGTTTGCAATTCCTTAGTAATCAACAATCTTCCTTCTCTATTTGCTTTTACTAAATCTTGTACTGATTTTACATTTAATCTTGTTGCACCTTCTACGAATCTACTAAAATTTTGTTCGCTATCTATTACTGGCTGATTCTCAAATGATTTTCTACTTTGTTCTGCCCACTTTTTATTTAAATCAATGCTATTTTGTAATTCTTTCTGCTCTGTTTTTAAATTATCAGCCTTTAACTTTAATTGATAATTTACTCCAGCAATACCATTAGTAATTGGTGCTAACTGATTTAGATAAGTTTCTTGTTCAGTCTCTAAATTTTTAATTTCATCTTGTACTCCTTTTAGAGAACTTCGAGTATTATCTAATTGTAATTTATATGTATTTATACCTTGTTCAGCTACTTTAGCCGCTGCCGGTTGATCACGTAGTGATTTATTGTATTTATCTAACTCAACTTTTTCTTGTGCTAATAATTTAGTCTCTTCTAATCTCTTTTCCGCTAATGTGGTTGCAGCCTTGTTTAATGCACTTGTGATTCCAGCTTCAGTAATCTTTAATCTTGTTCTTTCTTTTAAAGATTCATTATTTGCATTAAGCAATGCTATACCATCAGCAGTTAATGCATTTTCTTGACTTAAACCAGAAAGCACTTCTGGTTGTACTGTTAATAATTCATTATATGCCGCAAGTCTTTGATTTTGCGGTAATTTTAAATTATTTAAAGTAGATATTAATGCTTGTGCTTTTCCATTTTCAACTGTTAAATTACCGGTTGTAGATGCTATTGCCTCATTTAATGCTTTCTGTGATTCAGTTAATAATTTATTCCTACCAGTTATAGCATCTATTGCCTCTCCAAAGCTGCCATACTTTTGAATTAAAAATGTAACGGCCGCCGTAACAACACTAAATCCTAAGAATATACCAGCTGGACCTTTTAATGATTGCCCTAATTGACCTAATGCACCACTTACACCACCACTTGTTTTAGTTAATTCACCAAATGATGAAATAACACCTGGTAAGTTATTTTGAATACCAATAAAACCAAATGGCAAATCTTGTGCAACAAGTGAAAGACTCGTTAATGCAATTCTTGCTCCTTTAGATGAATCTTGTACTTTTACAAATGCAGCTTGTGATGATTTACCAATTTTAGATATTGATTGACCTAAATTATCAATATTATTTTTTTGAGCAGTAAGTCTTTCTATTTCTTTTGTTAATCTTGCAATTTCTACTGCACTTGTTTTGGCATCAAGATTTATTTTTCTTTTACTAAGTTCTGCTATTCTTTTATCTAATCCAGCTATTGAATTTGCTGGAGCTTCAAATACTTCTGCAATAGCTTTGCCTAAAGAATTTATTTCATTCTTTTTAGCAATTAATTTTTCAATTTGTTGTGTAAGATTTGCTATTTCTTGACTGCTTGTATTTGCGTCAAGTGCAATTTTTCTTTTATTTAATTCATCTATTTTTCGAGTTATTCCAGCAATAGAATTTTCTGGAAACTCAAATGCTTTTGAAAAGTCTTTTACATCAGTATTTAAAGTCTTTAATGTTCTTTGTAATCCATTTAATTGTTCCTTTTGTTCGTTAGTAACAAAATTAAATGAAGTAGATGCTATCGTATTTGATAGCTCTTTAAAAGCAGCTTTTACGTCATTAATAGAATTTTTAAACTGACTCGGATCAGCTCCAATAGGTAATATTAATGCATTTATGTTTTCTGCCATTTTGTTAATCTATTAAAGACTTCTCTATACTCTTCATCCTTTGGCTTTTCTTTCTCATCGCCAGGTAATTGCCACAATGCCTCAGGAGTCTTTGGTGCAGTCTTAGGATCTCCCATTAGACGCACCATTGTAAACATCAATAGTCTTGTCTGCTTATAATTATCCACTTTCTTCTCGTTATAGCCTCTCAGCATAAGAGAAAAATGTCGTGGACTCATATCAAAAAAATCACGAGGGAGAAGCTGTAACTCACCAAATGCGTAAGCCTCTATTTCCTCCCACGTGAACTCTTTTTTTTTGCTTCAGGTTCTACTTGTTCGGTTTGAGCAACATTGCTTTTAATCATATCGCTTTCGCCCCAAACTTTTATAATGCCTTTGAGTTCTTCTAAAAACTCATTCTTCATTATATTAGTCTCAACGTAGTCTACTAAGTTTTCAAATGTCATTTCAGGCAAAACACCTTTTACAAGGCAGTTATTATAATAGCCACTATAAACCAAGTGTGCTACTCCAATCTCATTTAGTTCGCCATTTTCAAAAGAGATGCCATCTTTAAACTTATCAGATAAATATCTGAACGAAGCCATCCCAAATTTAAGTCCGACCTTTTGGTCGTTAATAGTAATAGTAGTATAGTTCATAAGTTAGATTAAGCTACAACATCCAAAGCACCAGTTGATTGGATTGTTCCAGAGAAGTTTATAAACTCAGTAGTTGATTGATTCAAAGTAAGGTCAGTGATATAACCACTAAATGCGTGATAATACGCTGCACCAGCAGATGAACCACTAACAACCGGATTTTGAACTCTTACTGCAACAATAGTTTTATTAACCATCGCAGATAATAAATCTTCATAAGATACTTGAGCAATACTTGGAGAAGTCTCGCAGATTGCATCAAAATCAAGATTCATTTGAGGCTCTGAAGGAGAAGTCAATACTCCACAGTTTGTTTGCTCAACTGTTGCATCCATTGTGGTGTTAACTGAAGATGTACGCAAACATACAAGATTTTTATAAGATGTACCACCAGCTACATCAATCTCAATGTTTTGTAAACTACCTAATACTTGTGCCATTGTTTTCTATTTTTGATTTACTAAATTGTTTATTGTTATAATTTTTCTTGCTACATAATTATCACCATCTTGCAATGGCAAGTATCTTGAACTTGATCTGCCAATAGGGAAAACCTCAAAATTAGCATCATCAAATCCATCTACCTGAGTATCAGGTATAAGTATATTTAAAATTTGTGATGCAATACTATCAACCACTCCTAAGTCATTAACTCTATACTGCTCACTAAATATATCAACCACTACTTCTACATTATTGCCAAACGAATGATTAGTATTATCACTTGTCTCAGTTATATTACCTATCACTACATAGTTTTGTGGTGTAGTATCAAATGGAGTTTGTCCGTACACTGGAACATCTTTGCCATTGTAAGACAAGTTGCCATTTAAGGCATTGACATAAATCACTCTCACATTGTTACTACAATCAAGCATTTTTGCTTAGTATTGATTTTATTTTATTCTTTAGTTTAGGTATGTTCTTTGTAACAGTTGGATAGAAGAATGGATTTGCTGGTGTTTTACCTTGCTTAGTTTTAATGAACTTACTTGCTATGCCACTAAAATACTCATCATTTCTACCTGGGTATTCTTTTGAATAATAATCACCAGTTCCAAACTCTACATAAGCAGCATAAGGTGCATCAGCTCTCAATTCATAAGATAATTTACCAACTTCTTTATAGTTTATAGAACTATACAATCTACCATCTTCAACTGGAGCAGCAGCAAGTGCTTCTGACTCCATCGTTTTCATAGTATCTTGAAATGCCTTCTCAATCTTATCAAGTCTCTCAATAAATGCTTTCTCTATGCTATTCATAGATTTATTAAAAGCACTCATATCAACTTTAGACTTAGCCACTATATAACTACTTTTTTATATTGATGATAGTTAAGACCATCCCAGAAAGGATATTGTGATATGCTTTGCTTAGGATCGGCGTTCATTTTCTTACCTCTGTTCTCGTACATCCAAGCCACAAGGGTTAGTATGTCGTTCTCCAAATCTGCTGGTATGCTACCATACCCAGCTTGGTATGTAATCTCATAAGTGCCACCCATATAGAACCACAACTTATTACCTATCTTCTCGTAGTCCTCATTTATATCCAATGTGTCCCACATATTTATCCCACTCTTGTATCTAACTAAGTCTATACAACCAAGTGGTCCATAAGGCAAATCAACCATCCAAACCGCCGGTACTTCACCAGTTAGTTCAATATAGCTCTTAATTGTCTTGTTAACAAGTGATAAGCCAGTTAGTTTCTCTAAATGCTTTCTT